AGCTGCGCCAAATATAGCCTTTAATCCGTCGATCACTTTAGAATAACTACATTTCCGTCTGTTTTTATATAGCCTTTTAAGAACAACTGACACAACTTCTTCAGAGGCTGTGGATATATCAAACGCTGATAGAAGCTTAGATCCAGATTTAGTTCTGAACATAGAGTTACCCCTACTTCTTTTATTTGATACTACTAAACACAGGTAAGGACTTTTAGGCGTGTTAATGTGCATTGAGTGGTAGTTGAAAAATATTAAATCCCCAGGCACTATCATAGACTCGGTACGTGAAGCCCTAGTAGATGTGCTTTTAAACCCAGCATTCTTTAAATTCACCCTTGTTTTTTTGATTTTTGACATATTTTTTCCAAAAGACCTAAAATTACTAACTAGATCCGACAATAATATATATATAATAACTTAATAAAATAAATAAAAGTACTGGCGAGGCTTTGGGCCTCGCCTAATAGTTCTATTAATAAGAACTATATAGTATTTAAATATCATGGACAATATCGACATAGAACTGTTTGAATTCCTAGATTTACTAGACTTTACCTTGTCTAGTAAGTTCGTAGAGAAATGGAAGTTCAAATACTCGGAAGTATTTTTAAAGCAATTTCAATTAAAGTTGCTCAACGCTCTTAGCAGTAAGAAACAATTAAAACTAAAGACCTTATATAGATATTTAACCAATAGGTGTAAATATTCTCCGGAACAAGTCTCTAATTTCTTTAAATCTATTGAAATTGAGCTATATTACCCGGTCATACACGGGAGAGCTTCAGATGTTTTGTAATACTTTGTCGAATTCAAAAAGAGATGTTTGGCACCAATGTAAGTTTAAATATGGTAAGCAATATGTAGAACGTGCTGATCCTGATGAAGATAGGAATACAGACGCTCTCCAGTTTGGATCTTATATCCATAAAATCTTAGAAGATGGTGTAGAATCAGAGTCAGTAGAGGAGCTTCAGGTATTAGCAGAGGCAGCTTCGGAGAACTACAAGTACTCAAAGAAGAAATACCCTGACAAATTAGTAGATAAAGCCCTAAAAAACTTCCTAAGATTCAACGCAACGCTATCGGAGACTGTAGATACCGAATTGAGATTTGAAGTCCCTATAGGTGAAGATATGACCTATAATGGCATCATTGACCGATTGCTGATTGGTAGGGATGGAGGTTATCTTGTACTTGACTATAAGACAGGTAGAGAGAAAAAAGCCATTGATCTTTATAACGACCCACAGTTATTAGGATATACTTTCGCAGTACATACACTTTTTAAGGTTCCCATAGAAAAGATAGTGTGTGGTCACTATTATCCTCTGTCAGATAATTTAGTCACACTAAGGTATAGCAAGGCCCAAATTAACCAATTTGTAAAAAGTCTTACTAATGATATGTGGAATATCCGCAAATGCAAAAAAACTCAATTAACCCCTGAACGAAATCAATTCTGTGATTGGTGTGCTTTTAAAAGTTCCTGTCCTTTGTTTTCATAAAATACAAATGCCCTATATTTAAATGAGATTTACAGTACCTCCAGAAGCTATTGCCGATTATATTTATAGTAAATTTGAAGACTATAAGTATTACCCAGGATCGGCAGAACTAACCGTAAATTCAATCTTTACGCATGATAGTAAACTCAAACTTAGTATCAACATGGATACTGGTTTGTGGAGATGCTTCTTAACTGGTAAGAAAGGCAATATTTTCCAACTTTATATGGAGTTGGAAAATACTTCTTATAAGAAATCATTAGATTACTTTAGCCTTAAGATTCTAAATAATATTGATTTTGATTACGAGGATACTGAAAGGGTAAGAGAATTAAACTCACTACATATCCCGTCTAATTGGATTGAGATTACTGTTAGCTCATTTGAGAGTGATGATCCAGACATCACAGAAGCCTTTATGTATATTCTAAATAGAAAGTTATTTAGTTATAAGGTTGCTGGGCAGAGATTCTTTATATCTAAATCCCCAGAGGATGAAACTTTACTTGGTAGGATTATTATTCCTATTATTGATAGTGAGGAGATGTATTTCTATACAGCCAGATCTCTACACAACCAATATCCTAAGTACCTTCACTCTGACCACCTAACTAAACCTTCTAACATCTTATACCCGTTTGATTACTCCAAGCCTTATGTATTGGTAACAGAGGGTATTATGGATGCTATATCTTTACAAGTACAAGGAATCAATGCTACTTGCGTGTTTGGTACTAGTGTATCTCAAATACAAATGGATCTATTAGCACAATACGGAGGTAATATTATCTCTGGTTTTGATAATGATAATGCTGGTATAGCTGCTCTTACAAGATTCAATAAACAAAGAAAACTCAAGAACATGTGGGATTTATATGTTCTTGAGTTACCTACGGGCTGTAACGATTGGTCAGAGGCCCATGAAAGAAATGTTAATTTAACTAAGCATTTAGAGGATAATGTGAAGCCTTACGACTTCTACTATCTTACTCTTAGCTCACTTGGATAAAGTATTCTGGCGTTATAATTGTTTGGTCTAATACATCAAACTTAGCCTGAATCATGTAAGTTCCAGTAAGAGGACCAAAAGTACCATCAGCTACTTCAGGAAGGCTAGTAAGTTCAGAAGTATCCCAATTAAATAGGATAGTATCCTCTGAAGTGACCTCTATACTTCCAGAGGTATCAGAGTAGCCTGAAACCTCTACGTGCGCAGGAAGCGCCCTATTTTCATTAAGTTTTACGATTCGTAGTTTGGGGTTAGTAACTACGCTATCTTTGAAGATATTTTTAATAGCTTCATCAATTGGGTTGTTGATTTGTATGTAAGATTCTAATTGTAGCTTTTGCTTAGAGCCATACTTAATCCTTTTATTAATAAGCTTGTTTTTAACGGTGATTGATAATTCTTCTGTTACCATGAAGAAGGTATCATCAAACAATTCAAACTCATTAATAAGGGCTCTGTAGTCACTACCTGATACAAACTTTACAGTCCAAATATCAATAAATTCACCTGTTGAGGATACAGCATTAGCAGTAGCTACTCCCTCGTACTCTCCTGATAAATCTAAGGTTCCATCTAATATTGCTACATAATCACCTGTATCTAGTTTGTAAATACCGCTAGCCGTGGTAGCGGGTGTGTAGTTTGAGGAGTCAAACGCAGAATCAGTTGTTTCTGTAGCACTATTAGCGAACCCCATTAGTACTAATCCAGAAGCAGCATCGGTTAAGACGTTTGCACTTAGAACAGTACTTGGGCTAAAATTAACACTCTCATTGAAGACTGCTACAGAACTAATTTCATAAGGGTCCGTAGGAACACCATCGTTATAGAACATAGCTCTTAAAGCTACTTTTTGAATAACTGATGGTCTGTTGTGCCTTTCTATTACTTCGTAATTATTTACTTTCATATATTTGATTCTCTATCTAATTCTTCCTTATAAAATCGCAAGAAGGTAGCTCTTTCTATCTTAGTCATGGTTTTTATATCCGAAAAGGCGAACCCTATTCTATGAACTAAGATGTAGGCTTCTTGTAGAATATCCTCTACGTCCCTATTAAGAACTACCTCTCTGTAAAAAAATCTTCTGTGATTGGAAGGTCTATGATATTTACCCTCTCACAATTTTCACATTCAACTTTTATTTTAGTCTCTAATCCATAAGAAGAGCCAAACATTGCTTCTAAAATAGCTTTTCTATCTTTAGTAGGTAGGTTTTTAATAACGGCAGAAATTACTTCAATAGATTCTTCCCCATCAATAGAGGTAACGAATCTCCACATGTTATCTAAGATATCTTCTGTATTTTTAATAAATCTGGAGTCTCTAACCCTTAGTAATCTAACTACAGCAGGTTTATCAATCTTAGGTAGTTGAATTTCTATAGGATCTGTCATATCATCTGGAACAGGGTTTACTGTTAGTTGATCCATGTCAAATACTAGCTCGTTATCGAAAGCGCAGTTAGGACACGCATATAATGTAGATAATTCCGTACCATGTGATACCTCCCTAATCTTAAGCATTAGGAATAGCTTATCTATCAAACATATATCATCTGTATCTAAACCCTCTACACAAAGCTTCAGGACAAGATCAATAGGATTCATCTTTGATTTATGTACGTTTAGTAAGGCTTTTTCACCTTCAAAGTCCAAGGGCTTTACATTTACACTAGGAACACCACCCTTATAAAATAAACCTTTTGAGGGTAAATCTACTTTTATTTCTAGCTCTGATGGAATGAAACCAAGGATTTCATTAACTTTATCTTGTTTGTTAGTCATAATTTTTGAAAATTTAAATATTTCTCGCTATTATATAATAGTATGGAAATTATTGCAAACAATCTGAAATCACAGATTATAACCGATAACCCAAAACTATTAAAGGCGTTACGAGATATATACACCTTTAGAGTAAAGGGAGCTAATTATTCACCTCAGTACCGATCTGGTAGGTGGGACGGTAAGAAATCTTTCATAACCGCTTCAGGACAATTTAAAACTGGATTACTGTCGGACATATTAGAGAAGTTAACTAAGATTGAGTGTTACCCAGACATTACGGATAATAGATCTGTAGAATCTATTGATATAAAAAATGTAGAGGGGTTTACGTATTACGACTACCAAGAAGCATTAATCAAACAAGGTTTAGTTAAACGTGGTGCTATTCTTAAATCTAGTACAGGATCAGGTAAAACCCTTATTATGGCTGGCCTTATAAAGAGCCTAGCACCACGTAAAATGGTTATATTATTTCATCAAAAGCAAATCTTAAAACAAGCTTATGATTTCTTTATTGAGTGTGGGTTAGAGAATATAGGCTTAAACTTTGGAGAGGGTTTTATATATGGTGATATTATGCTCTCTACAGTACAAAGCATAGAAAAGATTTTAGATACCCATTTAACCGACGCAGAAGTTTTAATGGTAGATGAAATACATGAGTTTAGTTCTGGCGGTAGATTAGAGGCTATCTCTTCTTTCCCCAACGCTGCTTATAGAATTGGCCTTACAGCTACGGTACCTAAAGATAATATCAAAAAATATAGTATAATGGGTGCTATTGGAGAGGTATGTGAATATTACACTACAGAAGAATTAATTGAACAAGGAGTTATAGCCAAACCTACAATTAAAGTTACCAAAATAAACTACTCTACTGACTTACAGGAGGAGAAATTTCGTGACGCATACCATTCTGTATATGAAGAATTTATTACCAATAATAATATACGTAATAACGAGATTAAATCTATTGTACAGGAGAACGCTATAGGAGACAATAGGGTAGCCATACTAGTTCAAAGCGTAGAGCATGGAAACATACTTAACAAACTCATACCTAATAGTGAGTATATTAGCGGGAAAGATTCTATTAAGGATAGATATAAAGCTATAAACAAGTTCATAGCTGGAGAGCTGTCTTGTCTTATAGGTACTAATATTCTACAAACTGGTGTAAATATTAAGGAGCTTTCACATATAATAAATGCGAGAGGCTTAGAGAGTGATACAGCCACGTTGCAGGCTTTAGGTAGATCCTTAAGAATTAAGGGTGATAAGACTAAGGCTGTAATTTACGAATTTGATGATGATATCAAATATCTACATAAACATTATAATGCTAGAAAGAGGCATTATAAAGGTGAGAATCATACAATAGAAATTATTAAAGAGATAGACTATGAAGAGTAAATTAGATATAGAAAAAGAATTAGGTAATATAAAAGAAGAAGAGATTTCATCCTTAATCTTTATGAAGGATGAAATCTCTGAACTTGTCGAACAGCGTGTTATAACGCCAGACGGTATTAGGAAGATGGAGAATATGATTAGAGAATTAGAAATGATTCGTACTAACCATACTTGGAGATTAGTTAGGCTTCTCCAGCAAAACCATATGATTTAACTATCTATTTTAGGAACATCTATGTTAGGGTTTTTAGCTTGTAGAAGAGCCTTCCAAGCCATAAACTCATGTCTATAAAATCTATCTTGGCCTGTACTATTTATTTTATTTTCCAACTCATTGTATCTATTATTAACTGATGTTTCAATAGTACTTAAGCGTTGATTCATTAAAAGCATTTCTATATTTGTAGCCGATATAGATCTCTGAATCCAAAACATGCCGCTTACGATTAGCGTAATTAAGGTAATCATAAATCCTATGGTTACCTTTGTTTCTTTACCTATACTAGTATTAATATTTTCAAGCTCCTGCGAATGCTCTTCGTTACTCATATATTTACTCCTCTATTCTATATATTCCATCTGTTAGGATAGTGTAATTTTATAATTTTTTTAATTATTCTCTATTATGGGATCAAACTATAAAGATCCTTCTGGTACTTAATACTGCTGTAGCAATATTAGATAAATCAATTACTTGAATTTCGGTAGAGATTGTATTTCCTGATCTATGTGCCCAAAGTTCAACATTAGACGTACTTGAAATTCTTGCATTTACCCACCCTCTACCGTATGCAGTACCCGTACCGGACGATACACGACTTACAATTACAGACGCCTCCGTTATATCACTTAAAGTAGTTGGAATTGTTACATTCATCGTTCCAGCAGCATTTTGAGTATCCGTGACTCTTTGTACAACCATATCTGGATGTCTTAATACATGCACAAAATGAAAGTTAGTGGCTCCGTCGTGGTTAGCATTGTAGGTCCAATCAATAGAAGAAGTGTCAGACCCGGATGTATATACTGGGAAGTTATCAGCGATAGCTTGGTTCGCGTCAGATAGGTTATCGCCTCTAGCTTGGGTAAAAATAATAGCAGTTTCCCAATCAGTAACAGTTGCCGCAGTACCTGTACCTCCAGACTCTTCTACTAAATCAATAGTACCTGTGTCACCAGAGTTTACTACACCGCCGTGGTATACTTCCCAATTTGATCCCGTAAACTCTACTAAAGTAAAATAAACAGTAACACTTCCGCCTGTACCTCCAACATATACTTGTACGTTGGTATTTGTTGTCATTAAAAGTGCAGCTGTGGCTCTTGCTCCACCGTCAGAAGGATCAGAGGATTTTAATCCTGTAATTATAGGGATACACCTATCTCTATCTGTTGGGGCTGTTACAGTTACACCTGTGTTGCCTTGACCGGCAGTAAAGGTATGTGAGTAACGCCCAATTACTACAAACTCATTATCCCCGCCAGCAGAGCCTGTATATTCCCAAACCTCTGTATCAAATGTAGTGTCTATTGCAGCACCACCAGATTCTCTATAATAAGTTAGAGTTGATGCATCAGTTAGAACTACTCCTCCACTAATATCATCAATTTCCATATTAGCAGCAGATGTTCTCCAACCCCCTGATTGATAACGGTTATTACCACAAACTATAAACGCGCTATCAGTAGATCCTACCTCAGTAATAGTTTTTGTAGCTCCTGTGTTAGCTACAACTACTTGGTGACGTTGTACTAAAATATCTCCCATTAGTCTATAGTATATTCTACGGTAAGAGAAATCTCTGTGACAGTACCACTTTGGGCAGTAGTTTCAAGCCATATAAATGAATCAGCGATTACAGTAGCGTCATTGAAAGATGTTACATCTTGCCCTGTACTTGTGTTAGTAGAGGTTGTTCCACCTGTTACCATCTCTGCTCCTGTAGCACTTCTGTCAGTACCGTGTCTTAAAGTCCAGGTTACAGAAGGAGTAGTTCCTACAAGGACAGCGGTTACCTTACTAACTGTTATAGCTACATCAGTATAGAAGAATGAAATATCTTCCGACCCATCTGGGCTTTCAACTGTTATAGTTTTAGTTTGAATAATTCCTAAAGTAGTTCTAGCGGCAGCGGCATCTGAATCATCTACAAGGGAAGCACCAAAAGTTGATATAGTAGTACTTGCTGGTAAAGCTAAAGTTTTGATATCTGCGTCAACTTCGGAATCCATTAAAGCCCCAGCAGCGGTTACATTAGCTGTATCCGTTACATCGGCAGCAGCTTCAATACCGTCTAGTTTACTGTGGTCCGCATCTGTAAATGCATTTGTATCGGATTCGCCTTCATAAGCTACCTTAATCTGTGCTCCAGTTTGGTCAGCAGTAGCGGCAGCTTCAATACCATCTAACTTTGCTTTATCTGCTCCGGTTAATAAACCAGCAGCTGTAGTGGCTATTGCAGCAGGAATAGTAGCATTAGTTCCGGAATCAGAATCAACGTCAACAGTTGTTGTAGTAGTTGTACCAATACTAAGGTTAGCTCCACCACTACCTAAATCAGCAACAGCTTGAGCAGTAACAGTTTTAAGATTATCCGAATCATCTACGTCTTGAATTAATATTTTATCGGTAGAAGCTACAGTAGCACCAGTAATAGTAGCACCGTCTAAAGCAGCTTTTACGTTAGTTTCATCAGTAACATCAGCAGCAGCTTCAATACCTGTAAGCTTACCTTCTGCTGCTGTAGTATATGATGCTGTTGTAGCATCTAACACAGCATCATGAGCCTGAACGTGTAAACCAATAGCAACGCCTAAATTTGTACGGGCATCGGAAGCATTAGAAGCTCCTGTTCCACCATCAGTAACTGGAACATCAGTACCGCCAGACATATGAGCGCCAGCAGCAGCTACATTAGTTGCATCAGTTACATCAGCACCCGTTTCAATACCAGCTAATTTAGTAGTGTTCGTCCCTAAATCTGCTAAGTCTACGTCTTCATCTGGGATAGTTATAGTTCTAGTAGTAGCGGTAGTTACACCAGACACTTCGAAAGCTAATTCCTTAGTAGGGTCGGTTTCGTCTTGAATCCTAAATACGTTATCAGCAAATTCTGATCCTGCAAGAGAACCCCCACCAGCCTGTAAGGCAGGGAGTAAGCCCCTAAGGTCTAGTTCCTCAATAGAAGTCCAAGTACCTCCTCCAGTAGTTTGATGTCTTAGCTTTAACTCCGAAATAAGGAATCCAGTACCTACAAATTCACCAGGAATAGAGTAATCAGCATATTTAAATACATCCTTCTCAACTCCTGTTTGAGTGTTATAAGATCCAGCAGGAAGGTTAACCATAAGCTTACAGTCACCAGAATCCTCACTTACTACACCCCAAATAACTAAACTAAAGTACCTACCTGACATGCTTCCGCCAGCAGAATCAGTAAGCAAAGCATTTAGGTCGGTTATTTTATCGTATGCTGTAACAGAATCATTTACAACATAGTAATCCGGTGTACCAGTAAAAGCAGGGAGGGCGTGAGTATGTAGCTGGAGTACATTACCCGCAGTAGTCGTGAATACTACAGTATCAGGTGATCCTCCTGTAATAGTAAGGGTTTGGCTTACCCCATCAACATAAGTAGCCTGTTGCTGCCTGATCCAATAGTTTAGGTGTGCTAAGTGACCGTTTTGTGTGTTAGCTACATGATCTGTCCAAGCATGAACTTTATAAGGTCCATCTGCTTGTACACTAGCTGCACTTTGAACTAGGACAGTAGCTACTGGAGCATATTCTGTTGCGGGCCAATCTGAAGTGGATTTACCTAAAGTACTAGTAGATTTATCAAAGTAAACATAGTTCAACGAAGGAGCAACATCAGAACCAACAGTCAGAGCTATAGTATCGTTCGGAGTAGTGTCCCAAGTATAAACTTCATCTGAAAGAAACACTCTAATATCGCCAGCAGAAGAAGATACAGACAAATCAACTGTAGTACCATTAGAAGATACTTCAACAACAGGGGAATCAAGGCAAGCACCTATAAGGAACTTAAAGGAATCAGTTACATCAGTATTAAAATTAGCTATATCTACCTTACTAGGTGTGTAAGCACTTAGCGTAGAATCAAAGAATAATCCTTCAGCATGATTAGGTGCTACAGAAGAAACATCGTGAAGCTCAGTAGTTTCTGAACCAATAATGATTCTTACTAAAATAGCTCCTTCTGTAGCATCTGATTTAGTTACAATACCTACAATATTTGAGTGATAAGGTGCTGAGTCTGGAGTATTTGTTAATGCACCAGGAGTTTGAGATAGATATAAAGTATCACCTTCGGTCCAAGCTGAAGTATTAATATCTCTAACTAAACCTACAGTTGTAATAAAACCAGTAGCATTATTATTAATATCTTGAGTGCAAACGCCAATTACAGAATCAGCAGTAGAAGTGTTTAAATTAGAAGCTAAGGCGATAGTAGGTCTATTTCCTTGTACACCATTTACATAAACTACGTCACCATTATCAATATCACTACCTGTTTTATTAGTAACTCTGACTACCATTTCTTGTCCAATCTGTAAGGTAGACTGGTTAGGTAGATCTGCTTCAAGAGTTTTGTCGTCGTCGTTCCAACGTACTCTACCTTCATTATGGGCAGAGGTTGTTGGGGTCAAAACAAAATCAATGTAGTCTAAACTTGACGCACCATAACCATCAAAGTCTAAATCTCCAGTATGGGCTCTAGTACCATCTGTTAGAAGATATTGAGTGTGGTCGTCGTCACTTAAACCATCTATAGACCCATGATCTATACTAGCTTCAGTAAAGTGAACAGTACTAGAAGCAATATGGTCATCTATATCGGTATGGGTGTTAGTACCAATATTACTTAAGGCTGTATGATCTGTAGTGTCATTATCTACTGCCCAAGCTGCGGAGTTATCAAATACCGTACTAGACACACCATCAAACTCACCTTCTAAGGTTACAAAGTTTGAACTTAGGGTAGCGTTAGTTGCACTCAGAACGTACTGTGGGTGATCGTCGTCGCCTAAACCAGTAAAAGCACCATGATCCGTCGTATCGTTGTCTGTTCCCCAAGCTCCTGAATTATCAAATACAGTACTGGAAACACCTTCAGAGTTTGTTTGGTTGGTTGTAACTAAAGAACTAAGGGTAGCGTTAGTAGCACTTAAAACATATTGAGGGTGATCGTCGTCACTTAAACCATCTATAGACCCATGATCTATACTAGCTTCTGTAAAGTGTACAGTACTAGAAGTTATATGGCTATCTATTTGTGTATGAGTATTAGTACCAATATTACTTAAGGCTGTATGGTCCGTAGTGTCATTATCAACAGCCCACGCAGCAGAGTTATCGAATACCGTTGAAGATACACCTTCAGAGTTTGTTTGATTAGTTGTAACTAAAGAACTAAGAGTAGCGTTAGTAGCACTTAAAACATATTGTGGATGATCATCTTCATCTAAACCTGAAAGACCACTATGATCTGTAACTCCACCCCCAGCACCCCAAGTAGAGGAGTTATCAAATACTGTACTAGATACATCTTCTACTGTAGAGCTAAGAGTAGCATTAACAGAGCTTAGAACATATTGTGGATGGTCATTATCTTCTAAGCCTGTTAATGTATCATGTGCAATTCCCGTACCGCCCCAAGTAGAGGAGTTATCGTAAACAGTACCAGATACTCCTAGAAAATCTTGCTCTAAAGCGGATAATTCCCCAGATAAAGTATAGTCACCAATATGGAACTCTTCTAAAGAGGATACACCCGTACCTCCATGTTCAACAGCGATTACTTCGCCATCTTGAACTTCTTTTAATCTTACTCCACTAGTAGCACTAGTAGAGTAATCAATTACAAGGGGTAGTATTGAACTTACAGACATTTAATTACTCTTCGTCGTCGTAATCCTCATCGTCGTCTTCAAATTCAGGCTCCTCACCGGAATCTTCAAACTCGTCTTCAGGCTCTTCATCATTAAATTCATCCTCGTCGTCTTCACCAGGAACAAATTCTTCATCATCAGCACCAAGCTCTAATTTTAGATCAGAGATTAGATCTTCGAGTTCGGCTAAGTTACCCATTAGATCCTCTGGAGAAGTTTCTAATGCGGCACCCATTTGTTGTGGGTCTTCTTCTGGCATTTCTTCGAAAGGCTCTTCCTCTCCCATTCCTGCCATATCACCAGGGATTTCTTGTCCAGGCTCATCCATTTCAGGATCTTCAGAGTATCCATCATCTTCTAAACCTAATTCTGGTTGTTCTCCCATATCTACTTGTGATGGGTCAATGTCACCCATTTCTTGAGGGGCTTCCATTCCAGGCTCCATTTGACCTCCCATAGCATCACCCATTCCACCACCAGCAGCTTTCTGCATAATTAGTTTTAAGGTACTGCTGATGTTATCTAAATCACCAGCAAGCTTTGAGTAGTTCAGATAGCGACCTACGTTTTCTGTAATAATATCACTATATCCTGCTTCAGCAAAAACATATTGAATAAAGTCGTTAAGGTCAATAGATTCTACGCCTGACTTATTTCTTAGAGCTTTAGCTGATTCGGTAAGAATACCCTTCAAAGTACTCTTACTATCTACTAACTTAGCTAAAGATTCAAGTAGAACAATTTGGGTTTGTACAAGACTTTTAAATGAGAAGCTCTCTTGTAAGTTAAGAACATTAACTCCATACTTAGTATTAAGCATTTTAGTAAGCTCAACCCTTACAGGCTTCTTCATTTCAAAGATAGTAGAACTAAACTTCTTAATGTCTTGCTGGGGAATTACAATGCCTCTAAGCATTAAAGCCTTATCAAAAGTTTCAGTTAGATGCTTTTTGGATGCTAACGCCATAAATGGAACTTCTTTTACAGCTTCGATAATTATATCTTCTAGGGAATCAACATCATCCTTCTCTTCTACTAGGTAGTCTAGGAAATCAGAGATAACTCCTGAGTTCGCCCATAAATCAGCAAAGCTTCTCTTTGATTCAAGAAGCTCCTTAGTTACTAATTCTTGTCTACAAATCATCTCATAGATAGATCCAGTAACCTCTTCTTTAAGCTCAAAACTCTTTCCATCTAACTCTTTAATATCTAGCAACGGAAGCTCAAACGCCTCTGCTATAGTATAAGATAGTTTTACAGAGTTTTCGATTTCGGGGATAGTAGAGATCTTTTCTTTACTTTCTTTAAGGAAAGCTATAAGGTTATCCTTAATTTCGAAAAGTCTAAAGATACTCTCTTCAGATAGGATACCCTCTCTTTCCTGTAGTGATTCCGTCTTCTCTTCTAATCTTTTCTCGATTTTATGGAAGTTCGCCCTGTCTTCCCAAAGAGATAATACATTATCAAAAGTGTTGTTAGCATGAGTAAAATCATCTTCTTGTAGATCACTTAGGAATGCAGAGATACTATCTTCAACAGTTACGTTAAAAGCATCTTGGTCGTATACTTCAGTAGACTCACTAATTTCAATATTAGTAATCTTAGTAGCATCGGCATTATCGTATAACCCTGTGATAATTTGGTTAGATTCAGTTAAATAACTAACTGTAGAGTCGTCTACTGAGAATAACATAACATTTTCTCTAATAGACCTACCTAAACAATCCCCTAATTTAATTAGATTGGTTAGGGACTTGTTTCTGTTTCTAAATAGTGTTTCAAACATTTTTGGTCCTTTTCTTTATAATTCTATCTAAGATTCTTTTCTTAGAGTAAGATACAGATTCTTGTAGCGATATTAGTTGGTCTTTAGATTCTGCTACATTCTCAGTTGGAGGTACGTTTTCATCAGATTCCATGTCCATAGAAGGGTCTTCCTCCATCATCCCACCTATTGGACCTCCACCAGTATCAAGTATTGTTGGATCAGTTTCCTGCTGTAACAATTGCTCTTCCTGTTGTTCTTTCTCAAGCTGATCCTTAATTATAGCGATTTCACTATCAGTAAGGTTGTAGTACTCTTTGTAGATTCTTTCCTTAGGGAATAATCCAGTACCTAATACTGCTTGAACTACTCTAGCACTCTGATCGTCAACATCTAACTTACGTTTAGTAAACATATCTGAAGGATCAGGTAATTCTATTTTTAATTTATTAATTAGGAAGGTTGGAAATCCTTTTAATTGTAGGTGCCTCTTGGCGACCCTTTCCATTCCCTCTTCTAAGTTATTTTGGATTCTAGAAACTGTTCTAGCAAATTTTACATCTAATTGTGATAGGTTAGCCTTTCTTTCTGGAGACTTATCCTTTTCTACAACATAATCCTTAGGGATTTTTAGTGAAGCTAGTAACTTATCTCTAAAGTACTTTACATCGTCAACCTCACCTAAGTTGTCTGCACCTGGAAGGGTTTCAATTTTAGTACTTTGGTTACCTTTAATAGGTACGAAGAAATCCTCATCAGCAGCTAAAGGATTGTATCTAGCTCCAACTTGGGCTCTACCTTGATCGTAAAACTTTTCTTTCTTGAACTTCTCTTTTACCTTCTCAATATAGATGTTAGCTTTGTTAGCCGGGATACCTGAAATATCAATATAAAAAACTCGTCTTTCCGGGGCACGGGCAAGACGATAAATTAACATCGCGTCTTCCATTAGCTTTAAAGAACGATAAACTCTAAACGCTGCGGCAGCTATTGATTTCCCATATGGGTAATATTGAGGATCAGAGGTTTTTAGTCTAAAGTGAATAATTTGGTTCTTATCTAAAGTAATGTATTTAGAGTTCTTCATGTTTCCGGCATTAGCACCGAAAGCACTAAAGGAATCCTTATCAGAAGGAATCTCTTGTAAGAAATCTGTTAGATAACCATACTCATTCTCAACCCTTAGGATAAAGTTTGGATTTAGAATCTTTATCCTTTTCAAACCTTCTTTAGGTTTTTTAATATCGAAGATTGTTTCAACAAAGCAATCTCCATACTTAATAGTATTTCGGAAAATATCCCAATAATCTCTATCAAATTTAAGCCTATCAAATAGTTCATTAATTTCATCTACAATGAACTTACTTTCTGACTTCACCAACCACCTTACGTTTCTAACATCTTTTTGAGTACAATCATCAGCGTAAATGTCAAACGCGGAGCTAATCTCTGGATAATCATCCATCCCCTCTAACTCTTGATACCTTTTCTTTCTACTGGCTTCTAACTCTGGTATAAGGGGTTGATTAACATTATTTCTGCCCCAATTAGCATGGCCTCCAGGTTTAATTACCTGATCGGTAGTTACAGTATCACCAGCTAATGGGTGTAATTGAGTTGGCTCCGCATCACCTTGAGTAGAGACATAGGGTTGTGCTTTAGAAGCAAAAAACCTAGCTAACCATCTACCTAATCTACCTGTAGGATAAAAATAAGGCCCCATTCTGGTATCTCTACCTGAGAATTCGGTCATACCCTCATCTATCTTTTGTTTGTTTTTATCTAGCTCAGAAGCCATGTCATATCCTCTTTAGTCATTCCAGCAGGTAATGATTTACTATATAAGTCCGCCGCTATAGAAGCTTTCTCTGAATTACCTTGGGTTATTTGCTCATCTACAAAACCGTTTTCATATAGGAACTTCATACCATAACAAGTAATAGCTAGGCTAGTTACCAAGTCGTCATGTTGACCAGTATCAGCCTCGGCCTTACCAGTATCAGTTACGATGAAAGTTTGTAGTTCTTTATTGGTTCTTTCAGAGTTAATTTTAAGTTTATTGATTCTTAGATACTCCTCTAGGTCCGCTAAAATAATGTCTCTTGATTTGGTTGTAATTTGTACACCAAACTTGTTATCAAAATCAAGCATTACATTATCATACTCAATTTCTTCGAATAGTCTATCAATTAATGTATTTCCAATTGAATTTCTTTCAACTAAAACATGGGCTGTGTTATACAAATAACCTATTTCTGCTATAATCTTGGAGAACTCGTTAATTGGAGTTTTATTAGAATAAAACTCTGCTACTTGTACACCATTATAAAGATTAATTACGTGAAAGGCTGAATGGTCTCTATTGCGGCCTAAGGAAACATCTACACCTATAATATATTGATAATGCGGTTCAGGATCTTCCCAAACTCGCATTCTATTGTTATATTTGATGAAATAATCATCACTTTGGTTCTCGGCTAGATTTAAAAGGGTTTCACCATCAATATAAGTATCACCTGTACCTAGAAATTCTGCCTCGTACTCTTGGTTCCAACGCCTGATACCAATATTATGCTTCGTGAGTTTGGCCCACTCGTCAATAAAAATAGGAGGGTCGTTCTCCTCCATTTCCTTATATAGATGCTCATACCCAGGAGTTCTATGGTATTCCGGGTGTGATTCCCAGTTAATATCAATAGCATTAAAGGCATTCCTACCTTCTTTGGCTTCCAAATAGGTTTGGTGGTACCAATTACCCATACCGTTTACAGTAGAAATAACGAATACGGAACCTCCTGTTGAAACAATGGGGTATGCACCAGCCCAAATCTCATTAATGTTTTCAATGAACGCAGCTTCATCAATTATAAGTAAGGAACCAGAAATTCCACGACCTGATTGCTTAGCAGAAGGTCTAGAAATTACTACTGAATCGGTCTTTAACTTAAGTTTGTGCTTGTTTTTCTCTACAATACCAGGCTTAAAAAAAGAGGGGAGTTCAGCATACATAGTCTGAATCCTCTCTAGTACCTCGGTTGATTCCTTATCACCAATAGATAAAATTGTTACTGTCTTATGCTTATTAAAAATAATCATGTGTAAAGCATAAGCGGCTGAAATCGTTGTGATCCCAGCCTGTCTAAATTTTCTGATAATATTAAATCGGTTAGATTGTAAATTATCTATAATCATTTCTTGAAAAGGGTAAAGTTCAAATGGAACTAGCCCTCTTCTAGGGTGAACTACTTTAATATATTTGGAAATGAAGTATATAGGATCGTTCTTGCACTTTTTGAACTCTGCTTTTACTTTTTCCAAATTTCCCATAAAATTTAATGTGTCTTGCGTATAATCTACTATGAATATATACGCACTCATTTGCACTCGAACACACAAACCGGGAAAAAGTTTGAATAAACTTTTGAGTTTTTACAAATACTGTGGTATACACCCCATATTACTAGAAGATAAAAAATCTATTTTTGATGCTTATAATTATGGATATAATTATATAAAAGGTTTAGAGGAGTTTGACGATTTTATTGTTATTTTCTGTCATGATGATGTAGAAATTTTATCAAATAGAGAGCATTTCCTTAATTGTTTATCTGTAACACAACACTATAACAGGGGTTTTATAGGTGTTGCGGGATCCAAAAGACTAACCGATAACGGTATGTGGTGGTGGTCTGGAAATAGAAGAGATAATCTATTATGTGGTGAGGCTTTTCACCATGATGAAATTTACCCTACTCCTTATGGGATACATGGTGAAGTAGCTGTTTTAGATGGGTTATTTTTAGCTATACATGGGGAGAAGTTAAAAAATATTAACTTGAAGAAACCCGATTATTTTGAAGGTGAGTGGGACTATTATGATGTTATCTACTGCCACAGAGCCAGGGTAGAGAACAATTATCAAAATATTACCGTCCCTATTCAAATTAGGCACCACTCATCGGGAGAGCTGGTAGGCAGAGATAGCTGGCATAAAAACAAGGGCGCTTTTGTAGAAGGGTTTGTTAAAAATAGAAAATATGGTATTTAAAATCAGAGTAAAGAATTGTTATGTAGGACAAGTGTGCCCTATGTGTACTTTAGGAACAATAGATGAAAGGTCCGTATCAGATGATTGGGATGAAACTTTTACTTGCGATCAATGTGAAGTTAAATATGATAGGTACAGATCAGTAACCGCTTTACCCCAAGAAATAAATGACAGGGCAGGCAGATTTAAAGAGCCGATTTATATCTCAGGGCCTATTACTGGAATGCCTGATGGTAATAAGGACGCTTTTCTAGCTATGGAGGGGACATTAAAAGTATTAGGTTATACAGAAATAATAAACCCAAGAAACTTAGATACTCCCCAAGCATTTAAAGATGGTGAAATGGAAGTTGATGTTCTTTGGCCTATTATGATGAAACAATCAGTTAGGGATATGATGGAATGTAACACCATAATATTCTTAGATGGTTGGGAACAATCAAGGGGAGCTAGAATTGAATACGAATTAGCTAAAGAAGTTAAGATGAAGTGTATTGAGGTTGATTTGGGGTATAGGTCTGAATACTCTGGGGAAGGAGTAGAAAATTCCATCAACTAACGCTATAATAGGGTGTGATGAAGGTTGAGCTTAAACTGAAAAGAAGCCTTGGTAGAAACGACGACATTTGCGATTGGGCTAAATGTAAAACTGCTGTCGAGACTTTAATAGTGTTCAGAGTAAACGAAGTATCTAATTTAGGCTTCTGTGATAAATGTTTGGAGAAATTTTATGGAGAATGCAACAGGTTTACCGAAGCATATTATTCGGGTAGTTGAGCCCGTATACCTTTATACGTTTTTAATCATCCTTACTGCTTGTAGTCTTTTTAGTACTATTTACCTAAAATTGGTTGTTGAGGAATTACGACATAATCATGAGGTAGAGGAAATTATTGTAGAAGTGCCCGTAGAGTGTGATAGCGTACAAAACCACGCAACCGAAGAGTTTAGTATAGGAAAACCAAAAGTAAGATGACTAAAGAACAAGCAATTAAAGAAATTAAGGAAGTATTGCAAAAGCACGATATTAAGGTATCTGATCTTGGAGAAGCTATTAATAAACCTAGTGAATCTACTAAGGTATTATACGAATATAGTATATTGGATGCATACAATGGTTATGAGATATACGAGGATGTTATTAAGGCAGATTTGGAAGATCCATATGATAACTTCTTAGAAAAAATTACAAAGGATCCGCTTGTATTGGAAGCCTGTGCTAATTCTATTGTAGAAGCAATAGAAGGCGGATTTCTAACTGAGGATATTCTATGTTTTAGTATATATATGACTGAGAGTGTGACTGAGAGTGCGTGTGTGATTGAGAGTGAATATACCTTTTCAGTAGATACTAAAAACATCAGTTTGGATGTTGAAGTTAATTGGGTTGGATGTTGAAGTTAATTGGGTAGGATAACCTTAGGATTAAACGGTGACTAAGTATAAAAATGGCTAACGAAAAAACGTGTAATACGTGTAACGATACTGGAATGGTGATGGAGAAATTCAAAACCAAACCAGACGAAGCTTCTGGATTGTCAGAAGTGGATTATAAGAAAAAGTACAAAGACCACATATTTGTAGAGTGTCCTAAGGGATGCATTACGTCAGGGTACGACGAAACAAAAGGTATAACGAAATAATATGAATACGGTAAGAATAAAACTAACAAAAACAGTAGAAATCCCTGAAGGTTGGGAATTAGTACCTGTTGGTGAAGAGTGCCAGGACGATTATAAATATTACTCTAAGATAACTGAAGAATGGGAATCTGGGGGTTTTACCTGTGGTGAGATACAAGAGAATGACCCACACATTAGAGAAATAAGCCAAAGAGAAATAAGCCAAAGAGAACTAAGCCAAAAAGAAATAGACCAAAAAGAAATAGACCAAAAAGAAATAGACCAAAAAGAAATAGGCATAGGTATTGAGGTATTAAA